AAATTAATACAGTATTTTCTAAAGTGGACAAAAAGACTCCAAACGTTTAGTGCCCCCTGCGGGGATCGAACCCGCGACATCCGGATTAAAAGTCCGTTACTCTGCCAACTGAGTTAAAGGGGCTTGTTCGTGAGGTATTCTATGGCGTGGGTTTAAGGCAAAAGTTGCTCTACACAGATGAAGAGGCATGGGCAATGGTTGCACCTATTGATTCGTGGGTGTTTAACAAACTTTACGTTGCTCGCATGGCGGGTGTGTTATGTGGTCCAAGAGGAATTACAGTCCCTAATCCCGACCACTACGTTGTTCGACCAATCACTAATATTTCTGGCTGTGGTTTAGGAGCCCGAAAAGTTTGGTTTGACGATGACACGTCGGCTATCCATCCCGGCGAGTTTTGGGCTGCTGTGTTGGAGGGAGAGCACCTTAGTATTGACTATAAAAACGGCCAACCCGTGTTATCGGTTCGAGGTATTAGGGCAGACCCCAATGATCTAGTTCATTGGCAAAAATGGGAAAAATGCAAAAAATACATAATGCCGCCTGACTACATTCGCCCTCTTTTAAGGCGTTATCCCATTGTCAATTGTGAATACATTGACGGGACCCTTATTGAAGTGCATCTTCGGGGCAATCCTGACTTTATTTATGGAAATGAAGAAATGATACCGGTATGGGAGGGACAACAAATTCTGCGCTCCGATGGGTGGAAATACATCCCGGACGCAATACCCCCAGATATGGACCCTAGTAAAAATCCGCTATGGGAGTTGGCTCGCCCTCTGCGTGTTGGGATACTTATTCGGTGAAGTACAGTAAAATTGAAATTGTAAAACAACGAAGAGAAAGTAGAGGAAACAACCAATGGCTAAGGTAGAGTGGGACTATGTCGTTCCTGTTAAACTTCCAGATGATCTTAAAGGCGTTACGCCGGGAAAAATTCCCGACGCCCTCCTACGTCCAGCGGTCGGCGGTGGGAAATTGCATTGGATTGCGGCGGCAGCATGGGGCGCAATGGTTGATAAAGCCAAGGCCGACGGCGTTGAACTCAAACCCGTATCGGCTGGGGACACATATCGTACATACGACTCGCAGTTGGCGGCCTTCAAACAACGCTATGTTTTGGAACCAATTGCAGGCGCAAGCACTCGAACGTTCAATGGAAAAAAATGGTTCTTAAAAAAAGGCATGGCGCCCCTTGCGGCACCGGGTAGTAGTCAGCATAACCTCGGTGTGGCCGTTGACGTGCATACGGCTGCTGAGCCTAAGCGTCTTAAATGGCTAATTAACAACGTTGCTACGTTTGGTTTTTCGTGGGAAGTTGTTCCTGAGGAGCCGTGGCATCTACGCTATGTTAAGGGTTCTAATCCGCCGCCCGCTGTTGTTGCATACATGCAAAAAAACAACATTACGCCTCCCGACCCCGGTGCCGCTTTTGAGGGGCAGGAGGCAGACGACAAGTTGCGGAAAGGCGATAAAGGCCCTAAAGTCAAGGATCTGCAAAATAAACTTGTGGCTAAAGGGTTTATTTGTCAAATTACTGGCGACTTCAATGATGACACTGAAAAAGCCGTAAATGCGTTTAAAAAATCCATTGGTCTTCAGGAAAATGGGATTTGCAACAACAAGGTTTGGGCGGCCCTCTAGAGGGGTTGACACGCGTCCTCAAAGACGATACAGTAGAGGACATGAGAAGTGACGACCTCGATTTAGTAATCTATTTCCTGCGAAAGGTCTTTCCCGGCGTTGGGGAGGTTGACCTTCTTGTCAACTTGCTTGATCGGCTTGAGCACGAAAAGCAACAGCGCAAACAACGGAAGCAAAAACAACATGTCTGATAGTTCTCTGCTTGCTGATCTCTTGGGACTTCCTAAACAAGAAAAGAACTTGTGCAAGTTGCAAAAGATAATTGACCAAATGACGCCTGACGAACAAGAGGCGATGAATAGGGCCGTGGAGTTGATTCGCGAAGATCATGGAAATGGTCATGGTCGGGTGTACACGACAACGTGGCTTTCTAAAATACTAAGAAAAAACAACATTAATGTCAGCCTGTCAGTAATCCAACGACATGTAAACAAGGAGTGTGGTTGTGTCTAAAATTGTTGATGACTTAAACCAATCCCAAAAAAAACAAAGGCTTCTTGGTCAATTGGTTGACATGCTAGAGCGCAAAAACATTGCTCTTGAAGACATTGGGGACATTCGCAAAGTCTCTATTTATCAGTCTCTTACCAAAGATGACGAGGGCGAGGCGCAGGTCCACGATCTTGCCGCTATTCAGTTTTCACCAAAGTGGGAGCAGGGCCCTGATTGGCCCGTTATCCAACCGGGGCCTGCTGTCAAGTTGCCTACTCCCGCAAAACAAAAGAAGATTTCTACTAAGTTTTTTAAGGACTTTATTGTCCCTGACGCCCAGATTGGTTATTACCGTGGCCGTGACGGACGGTTAGAGCCTACCCATGACGAGAAGGCAATCGCCGTTGTTCTTGCGGCGATTACGTACGTTCAGCCAAAAGCCATTGTGTGTGTGGGCGACAATCTTGACTTGCCTGAGATGGGCAAGTATTTGACAACTCCTGCGTACCAACAAACCACCCAAGCAGCAATTGATCGCGCTACGTTGTTCTGCGCACAACTTCGTGAGGCCGCCCCTCATGCGCGCATCGTTTGGATGGCTGGCAATCACGAGGAGCGAATGCCAAAGTACCTGTTGACTAACGCTGCCGCTGCGTATGGTCTCCGCAAAGGCAACACTCCCGAATCGTGGCCTGTGCTTACCGTGCCGTACCTTTGTCGCATGGACGAGTACGGCGTAGAATACCGCCCCGGGTATCCAGCCTCTGATTATTGGATTAACGAAAAATTGCGTGTAATTCACGGTGACCGTGTGAAGTCTTCCGGCTCTACGGCTAATGTATACCTCAACAACGAAAAAACGAGCGTAATTTATGGACACATTCACAGGATTGAAACCGCGTTTAAGACTCGTGAAGATTTTAATGGTCCTCGCACCATTATGGCTGCTAGTCCCGGTTGTCTTGCTCGTATTGACGGCGCGGTTCCGTCTACGAAGGGCGGAGTTGACCTCGATGGTCGTCCGCTCACTCGCTACGAGAACTGGCAACAAGGATTTGCTGTAGTTACTTACGAAACTGATGGCGAACATCGTTTTCAGTACAACGTAACGTCAATCTATGACGGTTGGGCAATGTACGGAGATGTTGAATTTCGGGCGTAACAATGACTACTATTGTCGGTATCCAAGGCGATGGTTTTGCTCTCATTGGCTGTGATTCTCAAGTTTCTGATTTTGCCGATGAAGGGTACGCCACCCAAGTTGTAACTTTAAGGGAGAGTGCTGGAAAGATAGCCTCTAACGGAAGGTATTTGTTAGGAGCAGCAGGTGACGTGCGGGCTATTAACATTTTGCACCACGCGTTTTCCCCACCCGCAGCACCGCACACACTTCGGGGTAAGAAACTTGATCACTTTTTTACAACTAAATTTATCCCTTCATTGCGTGAGTGCTTTGAATTGCAGGGATACGCAGTGCCGGACAAAGATGATAAAGAGCACATTGCAGAGCACGACTCTTCGGTCATTGTGGCTATCAACAACGTTATTTATACCGTTGAGGGAGATTATTCGTGGTACTCCGATTCCGCTGGCATGTACGCCATTGGCACGGGGGCACAATATGCTATGGGAGCATTGCATGTGCTTCAAATGAAGACGCGCATAAATCTTGCAACGGCAAGGAAACACGTTATGAAAGCACTTGCTGCGGCTGCTAAATTTGACCCATACACCGGAGCCCCGTATCACGTGTATGTTCAGGGAGGGGACATTCCGCGTAAAAATGTTAAGCCTGTATAATTAACCCACCAAACAATAGGAGCAAACTATGGCTGATTTAAACAAGACTCATCAAGATGCTGCCCTTAAAGGCGCTGTTTTGGGCGTCCTTACTTACGGCGCGGCAAAGGCTGGTGTAACTTCTGAACTTGTTGCACTTGCGCTTCCACTTGTAACCCTTGGACTTTCGTGGGTTTCAACCAAGGTTGGCGACAAGAACACGGCACTGTTGGTTGATCTTGCTGTCAAGGCGGTTGAGGCCACCAAGAAAAAGAATGCACCCAAGACCTCTTCCAAAGTTGTTGCAAAGAAAGCCCCCGCCAAGAAGAAGTAATATCTTCTTAGTGAGGTTGTAAATGCCAATTGATTTTTGGTCCCCGTCATACCGGGCGGCTTCTAGCGACCTTACCGTTGCCATCAGTCCACTTGGACTTGTTGAATTGGCGGATGAGGAGTTTGAAGTTCATGGTCCGCGTCTAAATAGGTACTCGTCCGCTTGGGCGTGGTACCTCGGGCATCATTGGTCTTACCGACGTGAGATGGGCGACAACAACATCACGATGAATTATGTCCGCACGATGTCGGATTTTATTAACAACTTTTGCTTTGGTAAGGGAGTGCAGTTTAAAGTTTCAGAACAAAACGGCGCAATTATTCCGCGATTGCTGCACGAGGTTTGGGACAACCATAACAATAAACATTATCTGTTGTGGCAAATGGGACAGTTGGCTTCCGTCACGGGTGACTGCTTTGTAAAAGTTGCGTACGACGAGCCGTATGTGGATTCCGCAGGCATGATGCATGCGGGCCGAATTCGAATTTTGCCGCTCAACCCAGCACATTGTTTCCCCGAATATCACCCACACGACCGCGAACGTTTGTTGCGTTTCAAACTCAAGTATCGTTTCTGGGGCACGTCCCCGGAAGGTACTCGTCAGGTATACACGTTTACAGAAATTCTTACAGATGCAACTGTGCAGCAGTTCATCAATGATGAGATGGTTGACGAGTATCCCAACGCTCTTGGAATGGTCCCCATTGTGCACATTCCAAACGTCACTATTACGTCGTCCCCGTGGGGCCAGTCTGACATTTGGGACATAATTCAGTTAAATCGCGAACTCAATGAAAAGATGACAGAAATTTCTGACATCATCAATTACCACGCTGCCCCCGTCACCATCATCACGGGTGCAAAAGCCAGCCAATTAGAGCGTGGGCCCAAAAAAGTTTGGGCAGGTCTTCCCAAAGATGCACAGGTGTTCAACCTCGAGTCTCGCGGTGAGATGTCGGGTGCTCTTGAATACGTGCAAATGATTAAGCGATCAATGCATGAAATTACTGGTGTTCCAGAAACAGCACTAGGACAATTCCAGCCCGTATCAAATACAAGCGGTGTGGCTCTTGCCATCCAATACCAGCCGTTGATGAACCGTTATCAAATGAAAAAGACTCATTTTACAAACGGTCTTGAAAAACTTAATGAAATTATTATTCGCACGGCAGCAATTTTTGAACCACAGTTGCTTGTGTATGACCCAATGCAATCAGCCATGCCGGAGGCTGACCAACTTACACAGTTGGACCCCAACGATCCCAACACTTACAAAACTACAATTCACTGGCCAGACCCGCTTCCCGTTGACGCACTAATCAAACTTAATGAGGTGCAGTCAAAAATGGCTCTTGGCCTTGAATCAAAGAAGGGCGCGCTGAAAGCGCTGGGCGAGGAGTTCCCGAACGAGAAAATGATAGAAATCTTTGATGAACTTATGGATGACGCGATTGATCAAGGCGCCCTTGACCTTGTCCGCGCTCAAATTGGGCAAGCGGTTATGCTTGCCACAGGGCTATTGCCGGATGCGTCTGGCATGCAAACGACCTCTGCTGGAGGTGCTAATGTTAATACGGCGGGAAATCCCCAAGGTGGGGGTGTCCTTCCCGGCGTTGGGATTAGTCCCATCGAAATGGATTTGATGAACAAAATTACTAGCAGGGCATACGGCGCGAGGTTCGCCCAACGTCGTGTTCCTGATGAAGATAAATAAACAGTACTTAAATCAAGTTAGTTATTCGCTTAACAACACATAGGAGTATTTATGGCAAAGCGAGAAGCAGAAGAAATTGTCGTCCCTGTTGAGGCAGTTGAAGCCTTCACGGACGAAGCGGCCCACGTGACGGGCACGAAACAGCGGGTCTTCACTGAAGACGAAGTGGAAAACATTCGTAAGCAGGAGAAAGACAAACTCTACCGGCGCATTGAGGAAGCGGATAAGCGCACCAAGGCGCTGGAAGAGCAGTTGGCTGTCCTTACCCGTGACCGTGAGGAGGCCATTAAGAAGGCTCAAGAAACCGCTCGGGCTGAGGAAGAGGCGCGCCGTAAGCGCGAGTTTGAGGAACTGAGCGCCAAGGAACTGCTATCCCGCAAGGAAGATGAGTTTAACGTCAAAATTCAGAACATTGATGCTGAATGGCAAAATCGTTTTGCTCAAATTGAGCAGGAGCGCCAAGCCCAGCAAGCCCTTCTCGAGAAAGAGCGTGCGCTGCGCGACCTTGAGACATACCGCCAGCGCCGAATGCATGAGGAGCAGGAAAGCATTATTCCTGAATTGATTGATTTGGTTGCAGGAAACAATGCTGAAGAGGTTGATGCGTCTATTGAAATCCTTAAGAACCGTAGCGCTGCTATACTTTCTAGTGTTCAGCAGGCGACACAGCCGCGCGTCGTTAAAGGCGCTCCGGTGACTGCTCCGCCCGTTGGACCTATGGAAACCCAAACGGAATACCAAACGTTGAGTGCGGATGACATTCGCAACATGTCGATGGATCAGTATGTTAAGATGAGGGATAGGTTATTGAACTCTCGACCCACACGGGGTCGGTTCTAGAAAAAAATCCATCACATTTCGGAGGAATCTAAATGGCCCTTCCAGCCCCAGTAGGCGGTGCGATTACAGGCGCCGGACTCACGTCAGTGACGACGACCGGTTACTCAAGTGACGCAACCCTCTCTCCCGCAATTCAACAAATTTGGAGCAAGGAGATCTTGTTTCAAGCGATGCCTGTTCTGCGCTTTGAGCAGTTCGCAGTGAAGAAGACCGAACTTGGTGTCATGCCGGGTCTCACGATCAACTTTATGCGTTACACGAATCTTGGCGTGAACGAGTCTACCGGCGCGACCCTCACTGAAGGTGTTCGTCTTGAGCCGGTTGCTCTTTCGGCTTCGCAAATTCAGATCACCGTTGGTGAGCATGGGCAGGCCATTGCGGTCACTGAGTTGCTCCTCAACGCGGCGTTTGACGACGTGATGGCCTCGGCCTCGCGTCTGCTTGGTCGTCACATGGCGCAATCCATGGACATTCAAGCCCGCAACACGCTGTATCAGAACGCTGTTCCGTTTGCTGGTGGCGCCGCCGTTCCTCCGTCGGTGGTTTTTGGTCGCCTGACCAATGGTGCAACTCGTGGTTCAATTGCTCCGTACGAGTACAGCGCTGCTGGTAACGCTACTAACCCGGGCTATTTCTCGCCCGCAACCGTCAAGGATGCAGTTGAGATTTTGGCTGGACTAAACATTCCTCGTCTGGGCGACACTTACGTGTGCTTCGTTCACCCGTCGCAGAGCCGTGCGCTCCGTGACTGGCCGGAGTTCATTGAGGTCACCAAGTACGCTGCTCCGGGCAACTTCATGCTTGGTGAGATTGGCCGCTTGTATGACGTTGTTTTCATCGAGACAACGCAAGTCAAGCAGGGTGGCGGTCCCGCCGACATTGACAGCGGCTCGGCTGGCACGCAGGCTCCTGCCGCATCGTCGTACAGCGCCCTTATGATCGGTGACAACGCCTTCGGTCATGCCATTGCCCTCCCGGTCGAACTCCGTGACGGTGGTGTCATTGACTTCGGTCGTGAGCACGGTCTGGCTTGGTACGCGATTTGGGGCTTCGGCATGATTACCGCCGAGTCTCGTGTCGTTATCAACACCAAGGGTGGCGCAATCGGGGATTCCTGATATTGTTCTTAACGAAGAGGGTGGGGACAACCCCCACTCTCTTCGTTAGATCATTTATAAATAAGTAGGAGACAAAATGGCACGTAAAAAAGTAATTAAAGAATTTACAGAACAACCCGAAGCGCTCTACATTACGGATATTCCAGAGGCTGAAATTCTTGACTCTGAGATGAAGGACGGAAATGTTTCTGCCCGAGTTAAGGGCTCTTGGGTAATGTTTTGGGATACCAAATCGTACTCTTTTGTTGACGGTCAACGCTACAAACTTCCGCGTGAACTGTTCAACTATCTTAAGAGGTCAGGAAACATCTACGACACGCTCTGAGGTTTAAATGGCTGGATTTACTGTACCTAACGCAAACGCTGTTGGAACATCAATTCAAAGCCTTGATCAAGCGGAGCCGGACTCTCTAGACTTTTCCGTTCTTGGAAACCTCAAATATGGGGTATTAAACGGCTTTGACGCAACCATCAGCAACGTAGGTAACGGAAGTGCTACTGTTACCGCTGGTGAAGTAATTATTGACGGCGAATATGGTTACGTTACGGCAGCCACTGTTGCGCTTACTGCCCCAGCCGCAGACCCTAGATTTGATCTTATCGTTGCCCAAAAGGGCGGCGGAACTTTTGTGCTTAACACCGTGGTGGGTGCTAGTAGTGCCACAAACCCAGTATTTCCTACTCTGGCCAACACGCAAATTATTCTGTACGCTCTTTACAGAAAATCTGGAGAAACTTTAAACAACAACAGTGTTGTTGATAAACGTCGGTTTGTTTCCACAACAATTCGTAGCGGAACAAATACTCCTAACGGCGCACTAGGAGTAGATGGTGATTTGTACATCCGCACTAGCGTTACGCCCGCGGCGGGACAAGCATCCCTGTATGTCAAACAGGGCAACTCATGGCAAAACCTTGCAACGTACACCGGGCCAGAATTTGAAGAGCCGCTTAATTCATTCCTGTTGGTGGGGCTGTGACCAACGAATCAAACTTGCTTTCCCCGAGTGGCACTGCTGCAGACATTACTCGCGTACGTCGAGTGACCATTGCAAGATTTCGAGAACAGCAACCTGCTCTTGGACAAGAGCGACAAGACACTGTTCCCGGAGCGGGCTCAGGCGATCAACCGTAATACAGTAAACTGTAGTTATGGGACACTCTGTATTTGATTTAATTACAGTCGACAAGGTAACTGCAATTGCGCGTACCTTTCTTCGTGATTTTCCTAAATTCTTTCAAGTTTCTTTTAATGCGGTTGGTCGTACCTACGAATTGGGCCACCCCAACATTGATAAGGATAAGTTGTGGGTAGCCACTTACACCGTCGGCAATCCCACCCAAATCACTACAAACACAAGTGCCAGCACCTATTACTCACTAGATGACCGAAACGGGATTTTGCGGTTTAATGAATCATTTTCCGCAAACACGCAAATTCTAATTGAGGGCCAGTACTACGAATGGATTTTGCCCGCCGATCTTGAGTTTTATGCAACGCACTCAATTGAGCGACACATTTACAACCTTCCTATTGCCCTTGAAAACATGTCAAATATTGTCATTGACACTATTGGTATGGGAACGGTTGTTGAATCACTTTGGGGTTTGTTGACGGAATACAGTCGAGACATTGATGTGATGACTTCTGAATCCATTCACATTCCAGCAAGTCAGCGATTCCGAATGGTTCAAAGCCTTCTGGATTACTGGTCAAAGGCGTATGAGAAGCAAGCAAAGGCTCTTAACATTGGTCTTGATCGCATTGAGATTATGAATCTTCGTCGCGTTTCTCGAACCACTAATAGGCTTGTGCCGCTGTACAAAGCACGCGAACTTGGGGAATATGGGCCAATTGAACGTATTTTCCCAGAGGTTAGCGATGGAATTATTGGCATTGAAGAGCCGGAAGACGATCTGTTAGAGGACGTTTATGTAGACGTTCCTCCGGGTGTGGGAACTAATAGTGCTGCAATTTACGGGATTTAGTTTGTGGACCCTCGGAGAGAACTTGCCCTAATCCGCAAGAACTATAGGCAGTATCACCAAACGGTTGGCGAAACCATTACGTGGTTTGAATTTATCCCGGTTAAGGTCGGTGGAAGTTCACTAGACGACGTGTACGACGAAGGTTCTGTTGGGGGTGGCGGGAAAAAATATAAATCTGGAATTGTTATTCCTGTATTGATGGTGACTGAAACTGAAGATACAAAACGAGCAATTCCTGAAGGTCGTCAACCTGTTCAAGTTGTCAACGCTGTTGCGTCAATTCAAGACATGCGCGATGCCGGTGTTGCTGAACCGTATGAGTATCAGCGGCACCTAAATGACATGTTTTTGTATGATGCCCGCTACTTTGCTGTCAGTATGTACCGTGTTCGTGGTAGGGCCAGAGATGACGTGTTGGTCGTAATTGAAGGACTTGAGGTCTATATTGATCAAGAAATGGTCAATGATCCGGGGCCGCAAGCCATGGCAATTACTGATTATCCGTGGCCCGCATCACTACCCACTTCTTCCTGATAAACTAGCCACTGCGTGGTGCGCGCCACGCAATACAACGCCTAGAATCTGAGGAGTGCCTTGATGGCTAAAACTACGCCTGCACTTACGGGTTCTAAAACTATTGTTGAAGGTTTTCCAGCGCAGATTCAATACCTTAGCGAAGCCTTTCTAGGGTTTGAAGACATCTTGGCGGAGGCTGTTGTCCCAGCCGTCATTGCAGAAATTGACCGTATTCGTACCGCTCTTGTTGACAAAGAACCTCAATACGCAGAAATTGTTGAAGACGTAACTATTCTGTGGGATGGCAAAGAACGAGAGTTTAAGTATCGCATTAAAGGGCCCTCGGCTCAAAAGGCCCAAGAACTTGAATACGGCCCTCCTGCTAAGTCACTGCTGCGGCATGAGGTTATTGAATCTAATAAAACGCTAGGAAAAGCAATCAACAACAACCTTAACCAGTTGCTAGGCTTTGGGAAAACCTCGCTATGAAAACTGGGCTCATACTGGCGGAAGATGAGGCAATTAAGTTGCGCTTTTCTAATTGCTTCGTTGAGGATGACCGTAATGATCAACGCCCTGTAAAAGTATTCTTTCGATATCCCGAGGGGGAAACAGAACGAGAATACCCTTTTATTACTATTGAGTTAATTGATATTCTTCACGCAACTGATCGCCAACATTCTGATTTATATATCTATTCAGGCGGGGCTGGTGCTTGGGAAAATAATCCTGCACAATTTGATTATTGGCCCAGCGTAAGTGCCAGCGTGTCCGGCTCTTCCACGACATTTTTTAAAAAGACTATTGAGTTTATCCCTATTGACCTTATTTACCAAATCTCTACTTATTGCCGAAGTGCTCTTCACGATAGGCAACTTACCTCACGGCTACTAAGTCGAGTAATCCCGTTCCGCTTTAACTCCATCCGCATTGCTGCCGATGGCACTACGCGGAGGATGGACATGCTGGACTGGACAAACGCCGACCTCCTAGACATGGAGGCTGGCTTCCGGAAACGCATTTTCCGTAAAGTATTGACCGTTAGGATGTCGGCTGAAATCTCAACTGATGATTACAGCGCTATTGTTACGGGCAAGCCCGTGTCCACGATTAATAGTACAATTAGTCACCAAACATCGGTTTTTAACCCGTAACCCCTTTCACTTCAACTACACATAGGAGCAATCATGGCTTACGAGCGTCCGGGAGTGTACGTCAACGAGACGGCATTCTCAACGAACATTAGCACTACGCAAGGTGTGACCGCCGCTGCGTTTTTGGGAGCGGCTGAGCGCGGGCCTACTTCGCCCGTTGCCATTACTTCGTGGACTCAGTATCGCAGTCTTTTTGGTGATCTTAACAACGCATACGATCTTGGGTTTGCTGTCTACCACTACTTTGCTAACGGTGGACAAACCGCGTATGTTACTCGCGTGATTGATGACACGGCGGCAAAAGCAAGCAGCACGCTTCAGGGAACTCCCGGTGCGGGAGCGGCTGCCAATCTGTGGACGCTTGAGGCCAAGTCTGCCGGTGCGTGGGGCAACGGCATGACTGTTGACTACTTGTTTGATCCAACAACACTTGCTACGGTGGAATCTGCTCCAAAGTTTACTGTTGACACGCTTTTTACCATTACGGTTAAGTTGGACGGCACTGAGGTGGAGAGTTGGGCCGGGTTGTCAATTGACCCTGCTGAAAACCGTTACATTGGCACGGTTCTTGATCTGTACTCTGCATACATCACAACGGCCAACGTTGCGACTGTAAGCGGCAGCGCACAGTTGACAATTTCTGGAGTTGGCGTGGACGACTACGTTACTACGGGAACGTTTAGCGGTGGTAATGATGGTGTTGGTGCAATTGACGCCGCTGACTGGACTACTGCACTCAACAACCATGACACGTTGGCGCAGGTTCTTCTGTTTAACCTTGTTGGTCAGACAAACTCTACAATTGTCAATAACGCCATTGCCAAAATGGCGGCGCGAGGCAATTCGTTCCTTATTGTGGACACGCCCAAGACGGCAACTACAAAGGCTACACTTGAAGCCGCTGTTTCGGGTTACTCCCAGTCTGGATTCGCCGCGGTGTATGGCCCTGCTCTTAAGATGTTTGACCCGACCAAGACCGGCGCTTCTGCTATCCGCACTACCTTTGCTGGCGGCGCGGTTGCTGGGGCATACATTCGTTCAGAAATTGCTCGCGGTGTTTCAAAGGCTCCGGCTGGTTACAGTCTGGACGTTCGAAACGTCTACGGCCTTGTTGCCAACTTGACTGAGGCGGAGCAGGGGCTTCTGTACAAGAATCAACAAATGAACATCTTTACGACAGTTCCGGGAGTTGGTGTCATCATTAACGGTGCCCGTACCCAAGCCCGCAACACCTCTGAGAAGTTCATTACGGTTCGCCGTTCGTTGAACTTCCTTAAGCAAACTCTCAAGGAGTCGACGGCGTTTGCGCTGTTTGAGCCTAATGATGAGCGTTTGTGGTCCGACTTGACTGTTAAAGTTTCGGCACTGCTCACTACCTTCTGGGGCACTGGTGGCCTCAAAGGTCGCACAGCATCTGAAGCGTTTTACGTTGTTTGCAGTTCGGCTAACAACACTCCCACCACGGTTGAAGATGGGAAGGTTAATATTGAGGTGGGTGTTGCCCTGCAATCGCCCGCAGAATTCATTATCATCACTATCAGTCAATGGACTGGTGGATCAACGGCCACTACCAATATCTAGGAGATATCATGCCTAAAACACAACGTACCGATCCCCTCCGTAACTTTAAATTTACGGTTCGCTTTTCTCCGCTTGACAACGAACTCAGCGCGCTACTTACGGGCATTGGCGATCTTGGATTTGCCCAAATGGGCGGGCTTTCGGTCCAGAATGAACTGATCGCCTACCGCGAGGGTGGTATGAACACGCACCCGCACAAGATGATTGGGCAATCTGACTTCCCCGCCATTTCTTTTGCGCGAGGCGCTTTTGCTACGCAAGATCAACTGTGGAAGTGGCAAAAGTTTATGCACTCGTGGGTTAACGGCGGCATTAATGGATTTCCCGGTGGTGCGTCGGGTGATGCCACTAATTACCGCTGCAACATTGTGGTTA